CTTTTGTAATTTTTCTTGTTACAAATTCTTCACCTCTCATTGGACTTTCGTGGTTAAATAAAATACCACAACACGCAAAGAGATTATAACTTTCTCTATAATTGACAGTTAAGTAATGTGAATAAGCCTTGGCGCAACCATATGGACTTCGTGGATAAAATCTTGTTGTTTCACTTTGTGGAGTTTCTGTAACTTTACCAAACATCTCACTTGTAGAAGCTTGATAAAATCTAATCTTTGGATATTTGTTTCTTATGACTTCTAATATATTTAATACACCTAAAGAGTTTGTAATAGTTGTAACTTGTGGTTGTTCAAATGATAAACCTACAAATGATTGTGCCGCAAGATTATAAAACTCATCTGGTTGTATTTTATCTAAAACTTTTTCTATATTATATGGTTCACCTAAATCAATATCAACAAACTCTATTTGATCTGTAATACCTAGTTCATCTAAACGCCAGTATCTTTTACCTGTATTGCGCCTCTGAGCGCCGTACACCTTGTATCCTTTTGATAATAGTAGTTTCGCTAGATAACCACCATCTTGTCCTGTTACACCTGTTATAATCGCTTTCTTCATTTAATCCTCGTCATATCACCAAGTTTATTTAAACTACTTATATCAGTTTCAAAAACACAATCTACCATATCATAACCATTTACTCTGGCGTATAATAGTCTTTTGTTTCCAAATCTAATATTCATACCATTTACAATTAATGGCCATACCATACCATCTTTACCAATTCGTTCTACAAGTTTTTCATAACCTGGAGCGTCAATCGCACAATGACCATAATCTAAATCATTTACATTTACTGATTGTGTTAAATAACCGTCTATTGTTTTATTTGCTTTTAAAATTTTCATAACCAACCTTTGCTATATAAAAACTATCAACTATATCTGATACAGGATTACCAATCTTCTCTACATCAAATACTTTTTTCAAGTCTGTGTTTGTTTCTTTACTAAATGATTCATACATCAAATCTTTATCAGCGTTGCCTTTACCCGTTGCGCCTTTCTTAACAACACTAGGTACAACTGTTTCATAATCAACTCCAAATTCTTGTAATCTATATTTAAGTATACCACAGTTCTCAGCAATTTGAAATACTGCTTGTCCTTTTGATCCAAAAGAATATCCTTCTATGAATACTTGTTGTGGTGAGTGGAAAGTTTCTTTGATTGTGTCGAATGCCCAATCTGATATTTGACTAAACCTATGTATAGGTGTTTTGTATTCTTTATGTTCGAAGCCGAAAATGTTTTTTGACATTGGCCCAATATATTTTTTCTTATTTGTTAGATAATAAAACTGACTATTCTCAAAAATAAAATCTTCAGTTACACAAATTGCTGGACTTGTTAAACTATAATCAATTCCAATTATCGTCTTCGGATTCGTTTGTCCAAATTTCTTCTTCATCATCTTCTAGTTCCTCTACTTCGTGTCCACAGAACGGACAAGTTAATGGTTCTAAATCCTGAACCTCTATGTCCCATTCTACAGTATATTTAGTTTCGCAACTAGAACAAGTTTTTTGTCTTTTTTCAATCATTATAATTTAAACTTTTTAAACTGGTCTTTTTTAACGTCTTGTTTGATACCACCAATAACATAACTTTCAATTTCTGTTTCTTGTGGTGCGTTTTGTGTACTTCTACTATTTAACCAGTGATCTACCCAAGGTAATGGGTTTGTCTTTTGGTCGTAACTTGGTTTCAATCCGATTGCTTTCATTCTTCTATTTGCCATATACTCTACAAATTGATGTAATAATTTTTCTGATAAACCTATCATAGAACCTTGAGAGAACAAATAAGTCGCCCATCTCTTTTCTTCTTGTACAGCTTCATCATACATCTTGTAAACTTCTTGTTCTGTATCTTTAATTACTTTATCCATTATCTTATCTTTTTCTATATCTCTATAATTGTTTATTATTCTTTGAGATACTGCCAAGTGTTGACTTTCATCTCTGGCGATAAAAGATATAATCTTTGCTGAACCTTCTAATAGTTTTAGTTCACCAAACGCAAATGAACAAGCGAAAGATACATAAAATCTTAATCCTTCTAATATGTTAACTGTAATCAAAGCTTTCCATAATCTTTTCTTTAATTCGTATTCATCAACTTTTGATTTATCTAATTGGTACTTATAACCGATTTCAATTAGGTCATCATAACATTGTGTAACTGATTGCGCTCTTTTCTCTATCTTTTCATCTTTGATAATTGTATCAAATATATCTGCTGGATCAGAATATAAATTTTTAATAATGTATGTATAACTTCTACTATGGATAGTTTCCATAAAGTCCCAAGTTACAATACAACCTTCTAATTCTGGTAATGAACAAAAAGGTAAGAATGCTAGACAAGGACCTCTACCTTGTACACTATCTAACATTGTTTGATACTTTAGATTAGATGTAAAGATATTCTTTTGTTCTGGTCTTAAATCTTGGTAATCGTTTCTATCTTTTTGTAAAGATACTTCTTCTGGTCTCCAAAAATAACCTAACTGTTGTTGTGTTAATTTATCAAAGATAGGATATTTCATAGTATCATATCTTTGTACAGCCAAGTCCTCTCCAAAGAACATAGGGTTCTTTAAAAAGTTTACATCTTTACTTTTATTGAAAACTGATCTTGCCATAGCGTTTTATTTATTACTTTCTTATATTGTACAAGAATCACAGTTCTCAGGGTCTTCTGTGTCTTCTTGTGGTTTATCTTCTGGTACATTATCATTAAAACCTACAGGATGTGCGGGTTCGTCAATATCTTTTTTCGCATCATATGTGTTTTGATAATATGAAGTCTTCCAACCTAATCTATATGTTGTCAATAAGTCTTGTGCCATTTGAGATATAGATACTTGATTTTCTTCAAAGTGTTCTGGATTGTATGACCAGTTACCTGATATTGCTTGGTCAAAATATTTCTGCATTACAGCAACAACATTTATATAACCTTCATTTGATTTCATATCCCATAACAAAGTATAATTGTTTTTAAGTTTCTTATACTCTGGTACAACTTGTTTTAAAGGACCTTTTTTAGATTTCTTTACACTTAAATAATCTCTAGGTGGCTCTATGCCGTTAGTAGCATTAGAGACCACACTAGATGATTCTGAAGGCATTTGAGCAGAGAGTGTGCTATGTCTTAATCCATGCTCTTTGATTTCTTTCCTTAACCACTCCCAATCATAAGTTAGATTTCTGGTTACAACCTCGTCTACCTCTTTCTTGTAAGTGTCTATTGGTAAGATACCATCAGAATATTTTGTTCTATTAAAGTATTCACATTTACCTTTTTCTTTAGCAACTTGAACACTTGCTTTTAATAGATAATATTGAAATGCTTCTGTTAACTTATCTACTTGTTTCCAACCCATCTTTTGTTCGTATGAGTAACCTTTCTTCGCAAGATAGTGAGCAAGTCCAATATAACCTATACCTAAACTTCTTCTTGCCTTTGTAGATATTTCTGCTGCCTTAACTGGATATTGTTGATGATCTATTATTTCATCTAAACCTCTAACAGCAATCTCGCATAGTTCTTCTAATTCATCTCTTTTGTCTATTGTACCTACATTGATCGCAGATAAAATACATAACGCAATTTCACCCTCACCGTCTATGTGTTGAATAGGGTCTGTAGGTAATGTAATCTCTTGGCAAAGATTTGACATTCTAACTAAATCTTTAAATGATGAGTGAGTATTACAGTGATCTATATTCATAATATAAATTCTACCTGTTTCTGCTCTTTCTTTTAAGATGTCCATAAACAATTCTTGTGCATTTACTTTCTTTTTCTTAATAGATAGTTTTCTTTCTGCCTTTTCATATAGCTCATCAAACTCTGGTGTTCCCCAAGCTTCATATAGTTCAGGTACTTCGTGTGGTGAGAATAAAGTTATTTCACCTTCTTGTATAAATCTTTCATAAAATAGTTTTGAGATTTGAATAGAGTAATCTAATTTTCTAACTCTATTATCTTCTGAACCTTTATTATTTTTTAATACAATAATGTCTTCTATCTCTTGGTGCCAGATCGGGAAGTGAACAGTTGCCGAACCGCCTCGTACTCCGTTTTGAGTACAGCACTTAACAGTTGCTTCAAATTTCTTAAGGAAAGGGATAACACCAGTGTGTTGTACTTCACCTCCTCTAATACGGCTGTTGA